TATGATTTTGATTGGTCTATACAAAATGGAGAAATACAGATTTTAACAAAAAATTCTTCTACTAACTTTCAAGCTTTTTTATTATCGCCAGAAACTGGGTTAATTGAAAACCCAACTAGAACTATTAAAAATAAATATTTTGAAAAAAAAGATAAAGGTGAATATTCCGTTACTTCATTATTAAATCCTCAGCTTGAAGTGGGTGATTTAGTTTCAGTAGATAGTAATGCTTTAAAAGGTAATTTTTTAATCAAAGAAATAACTCATACTGGTGACACAAGGGGTAATGAGTGGTATAGTAGACTCATTATAACAGATAGATAGTAAGAATGCATAACCAGTTTTTAGAAGCTTTTCAAAAGAAAATCTCGACTTCGCTGAATGTCTGCTTACCTGGAATAATTGAATCTTATGATTTTAAAACTCAGAAAGCTAATATTAAAATAGATTCTAAAAGAATAGAAGATAATGATGAGTTAACAGACTATCCAGTAATTTCAAGCGTGCCAATTATAATGCCATCTTCAGGCGGTGCTTATATTACTATGCCAGTTCAAGTTGGAGATTCTTGTTTAGTGTTTTTTGCAGATAAAGATATTACTAATTGGTTAAATGGGTTATCGAACCAGAAACCAGAAACTAAAAGAATTCATAGTTTGTCAGATGGAATAGCTATTATGGGCTTACATCAATTCACAAAACCCATACCAATTGAGAATAATGTAGATCTAAATATTCATCATGCTAATACTACTATTAAAATAAAGGAAAATGGAGATGTGGAGATTAATTCTAAAAATCATATTAAACTTACATCTAAGACAGCAGAGGTGAATCTAGAGCATGATGCTATTATTAATTGTAGAGATGTTCATCTTAAATCTACGGGTAATGTGAATTTCGAGACTACAAATCTTAATGTAAAAGGTGATTTACATTTGGAAGGTAAGGCATTTGGTAAGAATAATGAAACATTTAAAATTGGGGCTAAATTAGAAGTCACTGGTGATGTTGAAGCTACAGGAGATGTAAAAGCAGGCTCTGTGTCATTAAAGAATCATACGCATATCTATTCAAAACCAGTTGTTGGAAGTAGTCCAACTGCTGCTATTCCAGCGCAAACGGGAGGTGCTACATGATTGTTAAAGATTTATATTTAGATCCAGCGAATCATGATCTAGTAATAGAAAATGGCGAGATTCGATTGACTAAAGATGGAGAGATTACTTTGCAAAAGATCAAAACTAGATTGTTGTTCTTTATTGGAGATAGTTTTCTTAATCCCGACAATGGAGTTGATTATTTAGAATATGTTTTTGCAAGATCGGTAACTGATGAGACAATAAGAAATCTTTTTATTAAAGAACTCCAAGCTATACCAGAAATTGTAGAAATAATGGAATTAGAAGTAGTTAGAGATAAAGTGGGTGAGAAAGTAACTATATCATTTAAAGTAAAAGATATGAATGGAAATATTGTAGAAGGTACAGCATGAGTTTTGGTTTAACGGCTACTGGATTTAAAAGAAAGATGTTTGAAGACAGCATGAAAGATATAAGTGAAAAGTTAACAAGTAGCTGGGGGTCTTTTAATACAGATGAACAGGGAACTAATATGCAACTACTCTCTGCATATACATTCGAGAGTTCGTCTTTGTGGGAAGCACTAGAAGGACTTTATAACTCAATGTATCCAGATACTGCTTTTGGTATAAGTTTAGATAATATTGTAAGTTATATAGGAGTGGTAAGGATACAAGCTACTAAAACTACTACATTAGCAAAATTAAGTGGTAAGAACCAAATAGAAATACCTTTTAATAGCCAAGTAACTGCTGAAAATGTTGATACTATTTTTAATTTGAATAATACAGTCAAGTTATCAAATGAAGCTTGTTACGATATAACTTTAACTATAGCTGATAACATCCCAGATAATTTTACTATATTTGTTGATATAAACAACGAAGTTTTTAATTATGTCAAACAACCAGCAGCTACTTTAGCTACGATTGTAAACAATTTAGTTACTTTGATCAATGCTAGTAATCAAATGATAGAAGCTTCTAATGTAAATGATAAGCTTTATATAAAAACTACTGATAACGATCTTTTGATGGAAGTGTATATATCTCAATATATATCTATTGATATAATTAGTAATTTAGGAACTTTTAGTGCGGAAGATGCTGGATATATTACTTTAGCTATTAATGCTTTAACAAATATACAAACTCCAGTATCTGGTTGGATATCCGTAATTAACGAAACATCCCCAAACCTTGGTAGAAATTTAGAAACAGATGAAGAATTACGTATAAGAAGAAGAGCTTCGGTAAGTTTGATTGGAGCTGGGACCGTAGAAGCTATAAGGGCTAGAGTTGCAAATTTACCTGGCGTTACTTCTGTGGTAATTATAGAAAATGCAACTGATCAAATAGTAAATTTATTACCTCCACATAGTTTTGAATGTTTAGTAGCTGGAGGAGATAACAACGAAATAGCATCAACAATTTGGAAAACGAAAGGTGCTGCTATAGCTACTTATGGAAATATAACTATTGAAGTTCCTGATAGTACTGAAAATTTACAAACAATAAGTTTTTCAAGACCAATATATTTATATATATATGTAGATATCACACTTGTAAAAGATGAATCAAAATTTCCAATAAATGGCAATGATCTAATTAAAAATAATGTAGTAGCTCAAATATCTAAATTTGCAGTAGGAGAAACTATATTATATCAATCATTATTTTCAGCAATATATAATGTGCCGGGTGTTATACTTGCTACAGTATTAATAGGAGGTAATTTAATTGAAGTAAAACCAGGTGTGATGATAAGTGCAAATATTGCTATGGATAAAAGTCAAATTCAAAAAACTGATACAAGTAAAATCACAATATTATGATTGAAAAAATTTCAAATCACGTTGAAAGAGCTAAAAAAAATTTAATGTCTCAATACAAAGATAGCGTTAAATTTAATCAATTATTGCAAGCTCTTGTTGAAGAACTTCAAGAAATAGAAGATGTTTTTTGGGATTTATATACTTTAAGATATATAAGTACAGCTTTTGGATATCAGTTAGATAGAATCGGAGATACAGTGGGTGTTGTAAGATATGGATTAGATGATAATCAATATAGAAAACGTATATATTCTCAGATTATCTTAAATGCAAGTAATGGTGAAGCTGAGATTTTAATAAGATCTTTGAAGTTGTTAATGAATGCTACAATTATTGAATATACTGAATATAAATATGAAATTATTATAACTTTTAGAAGCGATGAATCTGACCCTTTTTTATATTCTCAAATGCAAAAATTATGCTTAGCTGGTATAAAAAAGATTTTCTTATATCAAGATTTTTCAGATACAAAATTTATTTTTGCAGAAAGATATTTGGAAGATTTTAATTTAGTCGTAGGAGTTAATAAAGATAAAATAATTGTGGATTCTCAGGGTTTGGAGTATAATGTACTATTAAGTACTGGTGAAGTAACTGAACCATCGCCATTCGATTCTTTATCTGATAAATTCACGGTAGAAGGACAGGAAGTGGTTTTTATAGGCGGAAGATTAATGGAACGTTTAAATAAATAAATAATATTATGGTAAATAGACCCGACAAGATACCTTATCTTGCAAAAATACAAGAGTTTGAAATTGGAATAGATCCAGTAACTGGCAGAGAAGCACAGGGGTGGAATAGACCAGATACTATACCCGAATTATTTACTGACAAAGGAATCCCAATAAACAAAGGATTAGCTCGTGGTGATTATAACTTTCTACAGTATCATAATGCGTTGTGGATAGAATATTTAGATGAAAGAACTAACAGAGCTTACACCAACGCAACTAAGCCAACAGCTTCTACAAGACCAGCTGGAAGTACAATTTATATTTCAAATATAGATACAGGTGGATGTATTGTATTTAGTGATGGTACAAATTGGCGTAAAGTAAAAGATAATAGCATTGTAGCATAGAGGTGATATGGCTGATAAAAGAATTTCTGATTTAGATATAACTACTTCATTGGAACAAGATACTTTATTTCTTGTCAGAAAAACAAATCAAAACGAAGATTTTAAAATCACTACATCTAATTTAGTAAAAACGATTGGGAATCCTATTGTCGCGGGGTTTTTTGGAATTAGTAGTGCGGCAAATAAAATTCAACTCTTTGCAGTTAACCAAGCTTCTGATGCATTCTTAGATAAATATTATGAAGGAATGGTTATAAGCTTCATATCTCCCATTGGTTCTACGGCTTCAGTAACACTAAAACTTTCAAATCTTGAATACAAAAATTTTAAAACCGATATAAATCAAGACGTAAAGTTGGAATTTGGTAAATTTTATGAAGCTATTTATAAAGACGGTCTTTTTGTACAGATTAATGGTAAAATTTCTGATTTAACTACATTACCAAACGATCAATTAAATGCAGATGATTTATTTTTAATAAGACGTACAAGTGCAAACAAGGATTATAAACTTACTAAATCTGTATTAGTAAATAATTTAAGCAACCCTGCGATTTTTGGATTTAATGCTGTTTCAGAAACTACAAATAAAATAACCTTAACACCTTTAAATGGAGCTAATATTCCCGGATATTTGAATGGCATGAAAATATCTTTTATTTCTCCAATTACTAATACTGGTAATGTACAAATCAAAATTGGAAATAATATATATGTAGATCTTAAACCTAATATTAGAACTCTGTTAGCAGAGTTATCCTTAGGCCAATATTATGAAGCATATTATAAAGATGATAAATTTTTGTTGTTATCTGAATTATCTAAAAAATATACAAATGAATATAATGGTTCGGCAACAATTGCTCCAGATAAATCAACTACTACTTATGCTTTATTTTCTGTTACAAAGTATTACAAAGATGCATATTATCTAGGAATGTCTGTTTTGTTTACATCAAAAGTTAATAGCGAAGGTTTAGTATATTTAAATATCGATAGTTTAGGTTCTAAATTATTATCAGATCCAGATGGTGATGGAGCTCCTTTTTCATTAGTAGAAAATCAAACGATTATGGCGATTTATGATGGTACTAAGTTTATTAAGAACTCATTCACTATGAAAGAGCCTGAAGTTCCTTTTACTGAAATTACTATTAACGTTGGACCCACTCAAATTTTCTTAAGTAATCGAGCATTACAATCTGCTTACGATCAAATAGTAAAAGATTATGGACATGAAGGAGGTGGTCGTCAAGTAACTATTCAATTTGATAATGATTACACCGGAGAAGGGTTAAGTCTTGATAATCTAAATTATAATACCGGATATATTAAGATCGTTGGAAATCCAAATATTCAGATGAAGCTAGCCGTAACTCCATTCGGAACTAGGTCATCTATATTTTTCGCTCAATATTTAACCAATGAAATTAGTTCTGATTCTAATGTTGTTGGCAATGCTGGGACTTTAAAATTAACAGGTAATTGGAAAATTACTTTGCCATCAAGTTCTGATAATACAAGTTATAGTTTTATTGAATTAAAAAAATCAACTTTATTATTAGATTTTCAAAATATAATAATTGAGAATCAAAATAATGGAACCCAAAATTTTCCATTTATTACATCAAATTATAAATCTAATTTAAAGTATATATCTACATATACTACGTTAAATTTTAATAATGTTGAAATTATAAATTTTGGATTTTTTAACAGGGAGACAATATTTTTTTCTAATTCTTTTATATACAATTTAATTTTTACAAATAATATTACTCCACTAACTACAAAAATTAGCAAGCAAATTTTTAGAATTGTTGGGGTTTTACAAGTTGATGGATTAAATATTAACGTAGATAATCCTAGTAATTATAGCGCCAGTTTTATTGTTGTTATAAATTCAACTACACTAGATGAATTAAACGTTTTAAGAAATACAAGTTTATCTCTGAAAAATTGTAATATTATTTTAAATCAAAAGATTGCAAATAACAGAAATATTTTTGCTACTGCAAATTCTGATCAAATGTCTGTTGTATTAGAGAACTGTGTAATAAAATATTTAAATACTGTAGAGAACGCCGTAGAATCTTTAAGATTCACTCAATCTTCTAATCGCACATTATTTAAAATACTTGGTAGTGATTTTCGTAATAAAAATACTTCAACTATAGCAGATATTGTAACTGACAAAGCCGAGTTGTTTGTTAAGACATCTACTACGCTAGGAAGTACAGCGGCTTTAAATGGTGGAAAAATAACAGTAATAACAGAATAATTATGAAATATTGAACTCAAAATAGTATTACATAAAAACTCTATTTGATTCCTTAGAAAAGATCAATAGAAATCTATTTTATTATTTTCTGTTATTTTATTTACTTTTATTAGTGCTTTTATTACAAAAACTATTGATTTAACAAAGTATTTATTGTATTGTATATATACATATAAACAAGAGATTGAAAATGACTATAAAAAAACAAAGAGGAAGAAAAAAAGCTGGATATATATATACAGGAGATAACGAACTATTTGAAAAACAAAACTTATATTTTTATAAATTTAACGAAAATTTTTATTTTTCTGAAGTTAAAGATTTTATTGAAAAAGAATCTTTTGACGCTTTGATTTCTGAAGTTGATCTAAAAATATGGCAATCTGATACCAAAAACTACCCAAACCCTCAATTTCCACTTCCAGAGTACATTGTAGAAGGATTTAGGGGTCACATGTATGAATTGTTAAAAGAATCCGCAGATCACTCATACGACTGTCTAACGAAGAAAAATTTAAAAGCATCAGTAGCGTTATTTACTTTGGATAATTTATATAGAGTAACTGTACCAGGACAACATGGATTAGGAGAACAGTTACCTATAGAGTATACAAAAGAAGACTATGAAGAATATGATGATTTTCTTCAAGAATTAAGAGAAATTAAAAAGAGCTTTAATTCTCTAAATAAATTATTAAAAACTATTGATAACATAGAGGATTTTTATAAATTCAAAATTTCTATAATTCCTGAAAAACAACCGCAAAGAATCATAAATGAAATTTCTATAGCAAGAAAAGAATTGCTACTAGACAATAATAACGATTTATCAATTTCATCAATTCGATTAGATGAAAGTACACAAACTGGATTTACAAGCGATGAAGATTGAAATTACTGATGCTACGATTAGTTTGGTTAAAAAGTTTGAGGATTTTAGCAGTACTATATATCCTTGCTTAGCAGGCAAGCCCACGATAGGATATGGTCATGTGGTAAATGAAGCTGAAAAAGTTAAATATAAAAACGGTATTTCTGCTAAACAAGCAGATGATCTATTAAGAGAAGATTTACAAGATGCCGTTAATTGTTTAAGGAAATTAATTAAAATAGATTTGCACCCTGATAATATATCTACTTTAATATCTTTAGTATTTAATGTTGGATGTGGTGAGTTTGCTAGCAGCAAAGCTTTAAAGTTAATTAATCAAAACAACTTAGAAAAAGCTAAAATTGAATTGTTCGATAGCAAAGTAGGTTTTGTACGTATAGGTAATAAAATAATACAAGGCTTAGTAAATAGAAGAGCTTTAGAAGCTAAATTATGGAAAAATTATGTTTAATATATTTACGAAAATTAACTTTTTCTTTTTCTCTGTAAAAAAATATATTTATATGGGATTAGCTTTTTTTGGCTTATACTTACTTAAAAAACATTTTAACTTAATAAACGAGAAAGAAACCTTAAAGAATAAATTGAAAGAAATAAATGTTGAAGTTAATAATCAAAAAAATGTTATACATACTCAGGAAAAAGTTATCGATACTATCAATTCTATTGAAGATGTTGATCTTAAGTCAAATATTAAGCGGATGCGCAAAGGAGAATTCTAATACTATTTATCCTTATAACTTTCCAGACTTTCCAATTCCTAATAAAGAATTTGCAGATGATTTAGAACATGCTTGTTTAGACAACCCAGATCATTGCGTTAATATCAATAATTATATCAATAAATTATATAAATTTAAAGCAGTCTATACTATATATAAAGACTCTATAAAATATCAAAAAACTAAATAACTATACTGCGTATTTATAATTAGAATAATCATGTTTTTTTTGTTTAATGACTGGCCATATTGCATATTTTAAAGCATCAATAAAGTCATCGTTTTCTTTTATCAAAACATTTGTAATTTTTCCACTTCTTGGTTCTATTTTAAAAGAGAATAATTGGAGGTTACTAATCATATTAATACAACTAGGTTTAACAATTATTTCATAAGATCTCATCGTTGATATAGAATCTTCTGTATAAGATAATTTACTATCTCCAGATGTTTTATCGGATGGTTTAATATATAGTCCTTGGCGTTTTAAAGTGGTTATAGTGTCTGGTCTAGCACAATCTCCGTACACTTTGCCGTTTGAAATACCAGGTATGTTTTCTATACATAAATCATAAATTTTATGATTTTCTACCCCAACTCCTTTATACTCATGCGTGACATAAATACAATTATCTTTTATATAACATCTAATAACCGCCATTGGATGCACAAACCCAAAATCTATACCATAATATTTTTCAGCATTTTCATCTTCTTCAAAATCTTGAATGAACCATTTTCCTTTGAACACTTGAGCATCTGAATTTTGTAACAACTCTCCTTCCCAAATATGATTATAAACTGCTGGGGCGTTTTTTAAACAATGTAACCTTTCTTTATGCATTGAAAGGTTAAAGAATGGATTTTGATACCAATTTAATGTTTTTATGTATGATTTTGGAGGTGCTTTTTTAGAAAGAATAAAAGATTTATATAAACAATCTGTCTCATATTTTGGATTCATTGTTATGATGATTTGAGCTTTAGATTCAGTCGGTTTAGCACTATAGCTTTCTTCAGAAAACAAACCAAACATAGATTCAGTAGTACGAAATACAGTTGGTCTTAAAAGATCCCAGCTTTCTTGAGTTAAGCTATCTGCCTCCTCTATCCATACATGCGTTAGATCTTGATAACCCTTAATAGTATCTTTGTTTCTATCGAATCCTTTAAATAAGAACTCCGAACCATTTGGTATATATACAAACTCAGTACTTGTAATCTTGAAATGTTTCCTAAGTCCCAAACTATGAATCATAATTAACAAACAAGCGCCAACACTCTTTTTAAGAGATTCTTGAAACTGTCTAGTGCATAAGATCTTTTGTTTTGGTTTTGATATTGCTTGTAACAAAAGATAAAGAGCTACTATATAAGTTTTACCGCTCGCCCTTCCGCCTGCTAAATATATATAGCTATAATGATTTTCAAAAAAATTAGGTTGATCATGTTCATTTAACCAAGACGGCAAATGTAGTCTTAGAAAGTCATTTATATCATCAACTGAATAATCACTCATCGATTTTATATTTTATAGAGTCTACTAAAGCCCCAGTTTCTATTAATGGATGGTTAAATCCTTTCTTTTTTATAGTAGATAAAGCATTGGGAGGTGGAACTTCTTGATTTTTTATAATAGCTTTCATATCTTGTACAGCAATAGCTCCGACCTTCGAAGCTTCGATTTTTAAAGATGTATTCTTATCTACAAGATTACCATAAGCTTCATCAACATATTTCTGCCAGTTTTTATTTCTATCTGCAGCTAAATCTACAAATGGTCTTTTTGGTATATTAGCTGTTCCGTAATGGTTCCATGTTGCATATTCTAATATATCATCTCCGTCTTCGTTGACACCAGCATCTTCAAATATACCCACAGCTACTTCTAGATCGTTAGAAGCCTCTATTTTTCTTTTGAATTTTTTATACTCTGAATCATCATCCTCTAAATAAGCAGACATGCAATACCTTTTAAGTTCTAGGTGAGAATCGATAAGGGCGACTTTGTAGTATGTATTCATTGCCAAAACTAGTTTGCGTTAAACCAGTCATAGCATTCTTTGGAGATGTTTTGTTTGTAGAATATGTAACGGAAACTGCACCAACTTGCATACTAGATATGTCTCCGCTTCCTCCCATAGGTCTACCGCCAACAGTTAAAATATGAGCCGCAAAATAAGCTATAAGCAAATTATATACGCTTTCTTCCGGTGTAAAAGAAAGAGTACTATCTACTCTGATTTTAGCAACAATAATAGCTCCGTCTACCTCGTATTTTGGTGATGTAAACTCTGGAGCTATTATTGCCATTAATTCTTTTGGTGTTTTAACCATTAAATGCCATACATAAAACATTGAGTTTCAGGTAGTTTCATTTGAATACCACCATGTCTTCCTGTGAAATTTGTTGTATATGCCAAATTAACTGCTTGAGTTGGATAAACATTCATTACTTCTGTAATTATTTGATTAAAACAAAGTTTATCGTTTTTATAAGCTATCATTACATCTTTACCTAGCAATCCACCACTAACAACACCATTTGAATCTGTTCTTACTTTTAGAATAGGTCTTTTTATAACAGTTATATCTGGATATTTTCTATTAAACTCTTCTAACACACTAGTTGTAGCTGTAGCCAAAAGTCTAACATCATTAGCTCTTTGATATTGTTCTGTAGGTAACAAGATTGTGTTAGGCATAAATTTAGAATTAGTCCTTAGATCTATTGCATTTACTATATCAGTTAAATCCTTCATGATTTCATCTGCAGTTTTATTTGCCCATTTTTTGGCATTTACACTAGCTCCACTCGCATCAAGAGTAGTAACTCTTCTATCAAAAGGAGTTTTAGTGTTTTTATCTGAATAATCTAACCATCCATAAACTTGATCTGCAGGCGCTCCAAAATAAGCAGTGTTATCATGAAGTTCTATTAAACTTCTAGTAGCCGCTCTTAATAAACTATCTTCTAGTCTTACATTAGCTTTATTACCAGCTTGTATTTCTCTAACGCTTAAATCATAAGCAACTCCAAAATCTAAGAATCTACCAGTATAAGCTCTTCCAGTTGTACCAACTTTAGGCAAAGCCGTTGAATAATCAGAGATATAACCTGCTTTACCGTTTATATCGTTCATAAACCAAGTATGTGTATAAGCCCCAGACTCTCCTGGTTGTACTGGTATATCTTGTAAGAAAGTCCTATCGGCTTTCATTTCTTCCATTACTGTATTATCTAACATTTGTAGTTGTTCTTCAAATAAAGCAGAGAATGAAGCGTCGGTATTAAATCTATTTGACAACGATGTATTGCCATCTTGAAATTGAAAATTTACAAATCTTTCTGATTTAAATCTTTTTTTATCATCAAGGTTGTGTGTATTATATTGATTGTTGTACATAATTGTCTCTTATTAAAAAGTTAAATAAATTATAGCTGGTTGATCTACCGCTGTAGTTGTGGTATAAAATCTACCGATTTTTAAATTGTTTGTTGCTACGTTTGTAAATTTTCCATTTGATACATCTATATAACAAGAATCTCCAGTTACCACTGTAACTGATGCCGTTATTAAATGATCTCCAAACCTCATAAAGTTTCCAAGAGTACCTGCGGAAATCACACTACCAGTTGTATCATCATAAAACTTATTTGCCGATGTTTGGCTATACATGGATATACCTGCAAAAGTTTTTGCAAGATCAGCAGCACTTCCTGCAACCCAGTTTTTTACAACCAAAACTCCATTTACCACCTCTCTAAGAACTGGCTTTCCGAATTCAATATCTTCTTTAGCAATGTATGAATCTATCATACATATATTTGTGTTAGGTCTTTGCCCAACTTGTAAACTATCAATACTTAATGCAAAACTTGTCATAATTCCTCTTTTATTTGCTTTGTCTTTTTTCGTTAATTAAATCTTGGAAACTTAATTCTTCAGGCGTTTTTGTTTTTGTATGAAAACTACTATCTAAGTTTTGTATTTGTTTTTTAATTGGATCTTTTTTTACAGACTCAATTAAAAGATCAAACCTAGCTTTTACATAATCTTCACTTTTTCCATCTAAATTTAAAGTTCTATCTTTAGACTTTAAAACCTGCTCCATTACAAACCTATCTGATTTGTCATGTAATTTATCAACGTTCATTACTCTTTTTGCGTTATCTAGAAGACTACATCTAGCAAAGACAGCTTCTTGAAAACCCTTATCAGAGTCGTTGTTATTTTTTATAATTGTTAATTTCTCGACTAAACTATTAAGGTTCTTAATAGCAGATTCTAAAGAGTCAGTATTAGCAGTCACAGTAGCTTCTACTTTGTCCTCAGTTTTATCTTCGACAACTTCTTTATCTTCGACAACTTCTTTATCTTCTACTTTGTCCTCAGTTTTATCTTCGACAACTTCTTTATCTTCAACGACTTCTTTAACTTCGTTTTCTTGTACGGAATCCATATTTACCTCTTCGTTTTCCATTTCAAATTCCAGACTATCAACTCGATGTTCTTGCCTTGAATCTGTATTAATTTTTACATCAGGTCCAGCATTGCCTTCTTGGACTATAGACAAATGATTCGCTATAATACTTTCTTGAACATGTGTATATTTTTTACCCTCAAACACACCATCTTCTTTTCTCAAACTCAAACTATAGCCAACAGATAAGCCACGCTTACCTCTTTGTATTTGAGCTATTGCATCTTTATGCGTGATTGTAAGATTTATACCAACTTTATTTTCATTGATAATTATAGATTCTCCAGTATATCCAACTGTAAATTTATCTACATTCGTAGAATCTACAAAACTATCTCTAGGATGTTCACAGGTAATTACTATACCTTTAAGAGATTCTAGTGCTTCTTGTTTCAATACTTCATCTTTAGGTCTAAACTCAAATCTTTCAGATCCATCTGCATTAAAGTATCTTTGAACGTTATTGAACTTTGATATGTAAGCAGTACCCTTTAAATAACCCTCTTTAGTCTTTTTTAATCTAGGCCTAAAAGTAGCATCTTCTCTGAATTCAATCATTAAGAATGTATTAATATTAATTTAACTATATTAGTTATATATAAACAAAAGGTAAACTTCAAGTAAAATGTATGAAAAAACCTTGTAAAACCACTATATATAGTGGGTAAATACATATCTATAGATTTTTAACACTATATATAGTAAATATTTAGTCTAAATCATTATCATTATCAAAAAAAGAAATTATAGGTATAAAGCCACATCTACATCCATAGTCTTCACCTACTTGCTTTTGAACACCACCGATCGAAGATTTCTTTCTCCATTTATCATTTCCGCGGGTTCTATAGATATCTGGATCTTTCCAGCTCATGATTTTTTGATTCAAAACTCTGTGACTAGGTCTAACTCTATTATCTCCAACATCTACCCATATGTACCCATATATACCCAATTTGACTAACTTATATCTTGAGTAATTTATGTGCAGATCTTTTATCTGCTCTTTAGCATTAAACTTTAAGTAATTTTCAGCAGAATCTATATCATCTAATATCCGCTCTTCGATATCTTCTAAATCATCTCCAGAAGCAAAACCATCCTTTATTGTCTTAACAGTCTTATAAACAAGATTCTTTCTCATGATCTTCATTAAGTCCAAATTAGAGCTAATGAAGGATCTAAGCATTTGATCTAGATCTTTTTTGTCTCCAGAATCTTCATCACGCATCTTTTTTACAGACTGCTTAACCTGCTTTTTAGAGTATCTTAGAAGCCTTTTTCCAAAAAGTAACACACAAGCAGACACCATAACATTATCCATGTTTAAGAGCTTCTCTGTCTTCTTTTGCATTTTTTGCATATCGTCTATGTAATCATCATTGTGAATCATAGAAATTGAATCTAATCTATTAGATTTATTCCACTTTGATAAGTTTCCTATATAGTCATTCTTGATGATTTGGATAGTCTCTTTCATCATAGATGAGAGACAAGTAGCATAAGCAATCTCAATTACTGTAGGTGATAAGATTAATCTTCCAAGTTTCATTATTCTAATATGACAATTTTGTTTTCATACTTTTTTACGAAAAATCGATACTTTAGTATAAAGTTATCTGTTTTATTAAAGTAATCATATATATGATCGCAATTATCAAATTCACATATATGCTTTAATTGCTCGTTAAGCTCGTCGCTTCTATAATCAAGAGATGGTGGAAAGTTTAAAGTACCAGCCGTACAACAGCCATTTAACATAAACATTATTAAAAATATATATGTTGTTTTTATCATGTTAAACTACTTATTCGTTATTATTTGTTAAGTAGTTTAACATGATTAAGCAATACAAGCAATTAAGCTTCGATAAAATGATTCTTTGCATCAATTAAATTAATCTCAGTTTCTAAGAAATCAATTCTATCTTTTATAGTTGTAAGGCTACTTATAATTAGTTGTTTCCTATTTTCATCAAATAGTCTTATTAGTGAAGATATATCGCTATGAATAATATTTGTATTAGTTGCTAAAGATGATACAGCTTCGTTTAAAGCATTATATGTTTCTTTTTTCATAAGTTTCTCTTTATTTGTTGGTTGTATATATAATATAGTGTTTATTTATCTCGCTTCAAGCCTTGTTGTTTAAAGACTCTAATATAGTCTTTAAAGTTGTAATATCATCTTGTAACTCTGATAGTGCTTTTAAAGCAGCTTGTATTTTTGCTTTAGTACTATCTTCGTTTGCATCCATGCCTCCTGCAAAAATATCAGGAGCATATCTCTTTAAAGTATTTATGTCAGCTTGTATCCACTCCATATATTCAATACCAACTGGATCTAATGGAAGGATATTAGGCACTACTTGGTTATATATATTAAAATAATTTATTTTCATAAGCTCATAATTTAAACTCTCTAGACGCTCTATTATCACATCCGCTTCTGCCTGTGTATGATTGGCTCTAATTTCAGTTTCTGCGATAGCTTTATTCGCAGTTACAAAGTCAGATACTGACGATACAAAGTTTTGCTCAGTTAAAGAATCTGCTATAAGAGCTATTTCTTCGTTTAAATAAAATTGCATGAATTCTATTGTAATCCATGTTTTAGCTTGTTCTTTTGACATATTTATACCTTTTTAATTGTTTTTATATTAATTGTTTTTATTACGTGCCTATAGCTATAATATTTACCCATCCAAAACTATTTACGTTTATTCCTCCTGCTCTTACATACAATGTACAACCAGTTTTAGTTAAAGCTTGTATTAAAATTAAATTTATATTATCACCTCGGCTATTGTCTTCAAGTCCAGTTGTAATTGTCGGAGGGCTAGTAAAAGCTTTTGAAAAAGTCACTGCAGTTGTTGATGCAGCATTCGGTATTAATCCAAAAGATATTCTATGACGAGAAGTTAACAAATCTAAACCAGCGTTACTTATAATAGTATCTAAATGTAGCTTATTAACTAGATCTGCATTAACTGTAGGAGTATAACTAGACTTAATAGCATTAGACCCAGCATCAATCGTCCCTGTGACTGGAAACGAATTGACAGGCTTAGTATCTACGTAATTTTTATTAGTCAAATTGTTACTAGAAACTGGAGCTGAAGAACTAGAGGCTTTATATACACCCAGATCTAAATCACCAGTCGGAACTAACAAGTTCAATGGATATGTAGCAACTGTATAGTCTACATACCCCTTATTAGTAAAATGATAAGCTGATATAGGAGATGCAGTGCTATAAGCATTGTAATTTCCAAGGTCTAGCAATCCAGCAATACTTATCGTAGGTCTAGAATCTGCAATTGAGTATGATATCTTCAGTGGTGTAAGAACATTGCCAGGAAGTAAGCTATGATACATAGATAATTCAAACTCATTAGTCACAGAACTACCAAGACCAGTTTTAAACTTCATATCCCACCGTCTTAGAGTGTTAGAGCTAGAGCTTCCAGATTGAGTTACAAAGTTTAAAGCTGGTTCAGGATCATTGTTAGGTAAAAAATTACTAAAGAAATAAGGATCTCCATATGCTCCCATGTCTTCGTAACCTAAATTCAAAAATGTACTAGGTAGATTCTGAGCAGCGCTTAAACTTGTATTAATAACACCTTGAGGGTTTATTTGTCCAGTCACAGCCCCAGTTAAACTTACGTTTGGGACCGTTGCAAACTGTTTAACATACCCTACAGTCGCAACATCACTATCTACCAAACCACTTGGCGTTGCAGAAGTAGTAAGCCTAAAGCCATTCAAACTTATATTAGCTTGAGGTACCGCAAACTGATCTAAACTAATTGTTTTAACTTGAGTATCAACATCAGTTACAAAATCTGTTATTTGAGAAGTACTAATAGGCGTTAAACTAGTGTTTATAACACCATTTAACAACTCACCCGTTACAGCCCCAACTAAACTTATATCTTGAGAAGGTGCAAATTGCTTAACAAAACCCACTGTTGCAATATCAGTATCAATATTTACATCTGGAGTAGGTAAATTAATAAACTTTTTGTTATTTAGATTTATATTAGCCTGCGCTATAGCAAATTGGTCTAAACTGATTGTTTTAGCTTGCGTTTTTACATCAAGCGAGAAGTTTGTTATCTGAGATGTATTTATCGGAGTTAAAGTTGTAGCTACAACTCCATCTACTGAAGTACCTGTAACTGCTCCAGTTAAGCTTATACTCGGTAATCCATAAACGATCCAATTTCTTGGATCTATACCATAGGGATTTTCAGGCGTTGGAGGAAGATTGTTTGGGTATTTGTCATCAAAATATTCAAGAGCTGTCATAGATACTTAAAATAAATTATTATAAACTTCTATTAAATCTTATCATCCCAACTCTAGGATTCAAAGGTCTTTGAGCTGTCGTTCCTACAGGTAAAGTAACCGCTTCAGTACCTGGTAAAATCAAATCGGCAGCTAAAGATAAAGTTGCTACTCCCCCAGTTACTGAAACAGTAATTTGATTAGTAGTGCCTTGTATACCAGCAATTCCAGACGATATTAACTCTGAAAATACTATAGCTGCAGACCCAATATTTACAGTTACAGAACTAGTTAACATAAATATTTTAGGAGAGTTAGTAGTTCCTGCAAATACTTGAACCGTCAGACCTCTTAAAAACTGTGTGTAAGTATCTAATTCAGTAACCCTAGTTAAAACCCAATTAGTACTAGCAGATCCTGCGTCAGTAACTACGTATACACCATTTTGTGTGTTTGTAGTCTGGTTTTTTACTAAAACCCTACTGCCTATAGCTAACGCTAAACCATCTATATTCAAAACCGCTTGTGTTCCAGAATTAGTCAAAGTTGCTCCAACTCCACTTGACCCATTAGCATAAATTGAGGTTAAATTAGCAGTAGTAGCAACGTTACAAGGGTTTATTTTGGCAATGTTATTAAGAACCCAGTTCTCAGAAGCAGTATAATGAAGAACAGGAGGAGAACTATCATCATAAAATTCGTGTTTTCCCCTTGGTAAAGGTAATTGAGCCATATATTTAAACGTTTGTTAATAAATTTAAATATAACTTATATAAAGTATGTTATCAATATAAACTTTTATTAAATCTTATCATCCCAGCTTCTGGAGTCAATGGTCGATCTTCGCTTGTTCCAACGGCAATTTTAGTATAAGCCTTGCCTGGGAGCTTTACATTGTCTTCAAATGCCAATTTAAAACTATTATTAACTGGACTTGTAACATTAATTTGGTTTACTGTACCAAAAATATTTACAGTTGATACAGCTCCTGGCGTTGGAGCGTCTGTATTAAGTCTAAAATATCCTTTAGTTGGATTTAGAGGTCTTTGAGCTGTCGTTCCTACAGGTATTTTTATTCCTTGACTTAAAAACATTACATCGCCGTTAAACTCTGTTTTTTTCTCAAAAGAGAACTTATCATCATAGTATCTATACTCCATGAGTAGTCTTTCCTGACGATTCCAACCTATAGAACCCTCATCATGTCCTACATGATACATACCAAAGTTCTTTGGAAATCTATAATGTGGGCTAGAGCTATTATTTTCAAAATAACTTTGCCAAACTATACCATCTTGAACACTCGTGACGCCTAGTTGCTTCCTATAGCCAAATAATCCCATAGAAACTGGGAACAAATCATTGTCAAAGACCGTTGAAGAATCCCATGAAGTAATACGTAAACCCGGCTTAAAAGCCCCAGCCCCTCCAATATGGCTAGCATCATACCAAAGATTCCCTCCGTCTTTGTCGTATTTATCTGTATCAGCGTAACTATTATAAGTCCTAAGCGGTCTATATTTACTCCATAAATACTCAGAATATCCAGTTGACCAGCCTATATCTACTAAAAACTCTGTCAAAAGAGCCAAAGATCCATAGCCTGTTATAGCAGTTATTTGAGCTTGAGTCTCTGCGGCAACTGTAGCTATACTACCCTCTAATACACCATCTGCTTCGATCCTAGCTGTCGTTTCTTCTTGTAGTGCTACAGGTGTTGCGTAATCAGTACCACCAATGGCTTTAGCTAACACTCCACCAGCTATAGTCTTTACAATCCCTAAGCCCAAAGAGTCTAAAGCTTGAGCATTTGGTAGGTTCGCATTGGGTTGTTGTATAATATACTTAGCCGCATTGCTTGCAACATCTACGAAGTCTAGCTTTCTAAAGGTTCTGCCATCATAGATAGTCTCTCCAACATCTGCTAATACTTTACCAAGAGAACTAGGTGTCTCTGGTAAATAAAAATTAACGTTTCCAGCTAAGTTATAAGCTGATATGAAGTTCACAGACCTAGTTAGTCTTCCAGCTCCTTGATCCGTTCTGTCGTAAATCTTTAGCTCCCTTGTACCAATGTTGTTAAGTCCAAACACTGAGTCGTTAGAAGTTATAGCAGCTCTTGCTATAACACCACCTTTAGCCGTTAAGTTTCTTATACCCTGTAGATCATCTCCATCATCAAAGTTTCCATCAATTATTTTAAGTCTTGAGGTCGTAAGTGTTTTATTATCATTAGCAAGCCAAACTGGTATGCCATATTCATAACATAATTGTTTATTTATATCTACGAAATCAACGCCAGATTCAGCCTGTCTAACAGTTGAGCCCGTTTTAGCTAGAATACCATCTTGTAAATTAGCTAGGAATTGCGCACCTTGCCAAGCGGCTTGAACAGGAGCATCTCCCATTATAAAATTACCAGTTAAAAGCCTAGTATTTAAAAAAGCTAAGTCAATCAAAGCATACCCAAAACTTTGCGAAGCTTCGGGTTTTCCAGTAGCAGTACCTACAAAGATTTCAGGATAAGTTACTCCAGCAACATTAAATACTCCAAGAGGCGGTATCGCTTCAAACTCTTTCCAAAATTCATTACCAAGACCACCAACTAACTGATACGCCTTACTCTCAGATAACACATAACACATCATACCTATAGATCTTCTCTCTGCTGAGATAGAGTTTCTAGCATCTATGTTGGACACAGACCTATAGCCACCCTTACCAAGTTCATCAATGTGAGTAGGGTATGTATCGGCTGCAAAGGTAGTACCTATAAAGCCTGTGATGGGCAAAGATCCTGGGATTTTAGACATATTATCTTACAATTATATTAAGAGAAGCCCCTAGTTTGTTAAAAGTTCTGTAGCAATAGTAATCTATTTCAAGCCCAAAATCATTGGTTATTTTTAAAAGTTGAGGCTCTGCCATCACAATTTCTAGATCTGTGGACTCATCTATAAAGTCATCTCTAGTTCCTAAAGCGCTTGGATAACATATATATTTATAGTTTCCAGCTTGCGTTAGATACATGCCATCTACATTCTCATCAAGCTTTGAAACCCTAAGACCCTTTAGAGCTTGGCTAGTTAATACATCAAGTGGGCTTTCGCCGTAATAGATCTTATACATATAGTTAATTATTAATAATTTGTTAACGTTTTGTAAACTTGTGCTAATAGCTTTGATCTTGAAGATTGCAGATTCAACGTAATCGAAGGTAATCTCTGGCAAACTAACTACTTGAGACCCTGTGTTATCTAAACCAGAGGCTAAAACTAAAGAATTATTGGTGTAATCTATCTCTATAGACTTATCCTGTAGCATCTCTGGATCTTGCATAGTCCACATAGCGTTATAGTTCCCAGCTACTATTTTCTCCCCGACTTCATAAACAGATTTTAACCCAGTTATAACAAAAGAACTAAAAACTGGCAACTTAGTGCCATAAAGCAACATTGACCACATCATATTTTGAGGAACGTTTAAAAACGTAGTGCCTTCAGGTATACCACCAAGCAATACTGGAGTAGGATTTGGATTTGTATATAGCTCAGAACCTCCGCCTCCACTAGTTCTAGACCCTGTAAAAGAACCTCTTTGCTTAGTCTCTCCATTCTTCTTTACGAACAAAGCATTGTTTTTTACATAAGCATCTTGAACGAAAGAAAACTCATCAGAATCAAATAAGTTTGTGATATCTTTGACACTTTGTAGCATTTCCGCATCAACTTTCTTTAGATCTTCGATTTCTTGCTTTAAGCTAGAGTCAACTTTAGTTAATGTGTCTTTTGTACTTGCTACTAAGTTATCGACCTGCGATTTGCTATAATATTGCTCAAATGACTTCTTGATCGACGCTATATCTTTGTCTAAAGAATCCTTAGAACTATCTAAAGAACTTAGCCTTTTCAGCAAACTTTGTTCAATAGAACTCATGTTACTTAACAAGTCTTGACGACATATACTTAAAGACTCTGTCAATAGCTCTCTAAGCTGCTTAATCTGCTCAGTGCTATAGTCTTTACATTCTTTAATTACATCAGATGTAATAGTCTCTATATCTAAGTTCTGCAGATCAAAGCTATATGTTTCTTTAGCCTGATTTGTAAATACTAAAGTATCATCGACTCTCTTTACAAAGATTATAGCATCTTTGATCTGCAGATTCCCAAGGATCTCTAAAAGCATTAAGTTCGTAACTTTGTCTTGGTCTAAAATCATTTGTGTTTCTCAATCTTTTCTAAGTAGCCATTGATTATATATTCATCTAACTTTGCAGTTCTAAGTTTCACTTGATTTTCTTGAGAATCTGTATTCATCTTATTCTCTTTGTCAAGCTTCTCTTGCTCCATGTCTTTTAGAAGCTCTATGTCTCGTTCGTTTAGTTGTTCTTCCTCAAGTTCTTGTTGATTCATTTTTTTCTCAAGTTCTACTAAATCTTCTTTGCTAAACATGATGTTGTTGTTGAAGGCTTGTTCTGCATGATATCTTAGTTTAAATAGTGTTTGAGCATCTACAGCCCCAGCTTCTATGTATAATCTATCAACTTCAGCATTAAGCTTACGAGTCTCAGCTTCTTTTTTCTCGTCAAGAGTAACAAGCGGATGAAACTCCCAGTGAAAGTCTAGATCTTGGCCCGCTTCAGATACAAAGCTCTTTTGAGCTTCTAAGATCTTAAAGATCCATGTAAAAAAAGGCTTTATATTATTGTTTCTATATTCTTCGATCTTATTATTCATTAAGTCTAACTCCTGCTTACCTGTAGCATTTAGACCTCCAGCCGAGCGACCAAAGAGCACAGAGACTGGGATACTACATGACGCAGAGATGATCTCTCCGAAGCGATCTAAGATCTCCGAGAGCCCGTGAGAGTTTGTAACGTGCTTTTGATACTCTTCTTCGCCGTCTAGAAATATAGTTTTATAAGCACCTTTTGAGCTATTAAAGTCATCCATGCGCTTTCGCATGTAACCGCCCATTTCCCCATCTCTAAAGCTCTCTGTAAACCCCGGTATCTTTGCTGTCGTTTCTAAATATCCTTGAACTATTTCAGCTGATACACCCATAGATTCTCCGAAACTTTGTATGCTTTTGTATAAGCTGACTATGCATGAATTGTCCCAGCCCTGATTGTTTTTCTTAGAAAACTCAGTCGTGGAGTCTCCAGCGAATCTAAAGAGCCTAGATTTGTGAACCTTAAACTGCACAGAGTCTGAAGTTACAAAGTTATTGTTTTGAATCGTGTAAAAAAGTGGCATGCCGTAGTCTTCGTCTAAAGGATCTGTCACTAAGTCTGTTGGAAACCAAGTAACTTTGTATCTATCAAAGACCTTAAGATGTACTAACTTATCTATGTTCTCATAGTCTAATTCATCTTCTAAAGATCTGCCGTCATCTATAAACGCTACGACTACAGAGCCCCCAAAAAGCCTTGCATCCCTTGAAGCTTCGAAGGTCTTTGGCTTTAGCTTTAGTCTCTCTAGTTCTTCTAAGATACGCTGATCGGCGTCTACAAAAGTCCTTAGAGATTCTTCAGGGTATATATCTATAATACGCTTGCATATACCATCTTTGCTATAGATACTATCGAGCTTAGCCTGGCTTAAGTCATAATGTTGATCTACGCACCATTTACTAGAGCCAGCTCTAGACCCAAAGTTGATGCCCGTCAGCCGGTTTGCCCAAGCGTCTAAGCGCTTTGTCTGTGTAGTCGTAGATACTTTAGAGTCTCTGTGAACCGCGTGTTTATGCTTCTTATGCTTCTTCATGTTCTATGTATTTTATTCTTAATGTATATTAGACACTTTGCTAAAAAATTACTAACATTTTTTAATGTGACCTTGATATAGTTCAAAATACTCGTAGATCTAAAGCTTATATCTATCTTCTTGACCTTGAATTTCTCAAAAACCGTAAGATCTGTAATACTGACCTTACAAGCTACTCCAGCTATTAAAACTGTAGCAATAATGACGCA